CGTGCTAATGAAGCCAAGGACTCAAGGGAAAGTGAAAAAACGAAAGAGGATGTAGAGATTGTATATCCCGAAACAATTCAACAACAAATGGAATACTTAATGCCTTGAGGAGAGGACTTATGATGAAATCGTACACAAACACGGGGCGTAAGCCAATGATGGCTGGTGGAGACACTACGCGCGTAAAAAAATCTTCTGGTGGAAAAGTGCGTAAGAAATACGCCGCCGGAACTACTAACATGGAACAGGCGGCGGCAACACCAGCATCCCCTACTTCTACAGCGGCAGGGGGTATGTCTCAAGAAGAGAGAAACTCCCTCGTGCGTGAGCAAATTCGCTTGGAAAATCTACAGGATGATGGGGCGGCAACTGCAAAGCAACTCGAAAGATTGCAAGTTATTTACGATAAGCTGGGTGTTTCCGCAACTCCCGGCAGGGCAAATGTGGATCGGTAAAATGGCAGAGAAAAAATACGCAGAAGGCTCTAAGCCACGCAAGGCTGAAATTTCAGACAGTGAAAAGGTCAGCAAAGCAATAGGTGACGTCGGAAAAGGACTAGCAGTAGGCATAGGCGCGGCACTTACTGGGGGGGTGTTAGCTTCAGCCGCAAGCATCAGAAACAGTATGCGGCGTAACCAAGACACGAAAGGATCGAAGTCACGTTTTAAAGTGAATCGAATGGATAACTTATAATAACAAAGCTACCTACCAAGACTTTCCCCGGCCACGTGCCGGGGTTTTTTATGTCTGCTCTTTGGCGATCCGATCCTCAAGCTGTCGGAAGTACTGGCGTACAATCCCGGCAACTCTGTAGGAGTATTCCATTGATCCGAGTTTGTGTAGGACAACCTCCATCTCGCGGGTGTCGATACAGTCTAGGTTAAACTCGAGGTTTCCCTCTTGGTTGAGGTCGATTGTGAATTTGAGTAGTTCGGCTCTATGTTCCATAAGTCTCTTATCGGTAGGTTGTAACAGTCTGCTTTAAACGTAAAGTTGTTACTGTCGTCCTTTTCGCCCTTCCTGTGACGTACCGCTTTCTCAAAGTACTCATCTTTTGAGATCCTACCAAGAATCCACGCACGTTGCAAGTTATTTAACACACGCACAAAAATATATTCGTCACAGTCTTGCTTCGTACCGTGAGCCGCGATGGAGCATTCGTAGTAATCTCGAGGTGCTGATGTGCAACGCTTGGTCTTCACATCAATTCGTGTGCCTTGACTCGTGTATAAGTCGTAGTGGGGAGTGGGAGCGTGTACATAACCCATGAGGTCTCGTACGAGGATTTCCCCGAGGGCACCGGCGGGGCTTCCTGCCCCACGGGTGATACTTCCTTGGAGTGCGTTTCCGCTACTCGTTTGTTTAGCTTCCCTAATTTGCTCGGGAGTGGGAGTTATCTCGATCATACGGTTTCCTAAATCTTAGCTTGTTCCGTAGATCGTATATCATCTTGTGAGCGTCTGCAAGGACTTCCTTGTTTCCTAGCGTCGGGTTAATATCACAAGCATCCATCTGTATCTTGAGGCGGTCTAACATCCGTTGAACGTCAGCATCCCTCATGCGGCCTCCTCCTTCACCGCTGGCTCTGGGTCAGACCATCCCCAGTCACCTGCCATCCCATTCGCATTGTAGTCCGTCACAGTCCCCTCAAAGAAGTTCTTGTGGGACGCCCCATTGATTACCCAATCGAGCCACTCTAGGGGGTTCTCCTTGACCTTCCAGTTGCCCTTTAGGCCGAGCATAATTAGACGGCGGTCAGCTAGGTATCGGATGTACTGTTTAATCTCTTCCGCACTGACTCCTTCAATTTCTCCCATTTCGTACGCATTGTCGATAACTTTGTCTTCGAGAGCGACACCAGTTCGGAACATATCGTAGATATCTTTCTTGAAATCGTCTGTAACAATTCTTGGATGTTCATCACAAAACTCCCTAAATAATTTAACCATACCTTCGCAGTGCATACTCTCATCACGTATGCTCCACTCCACAATCTCACACATGCCACGCATCTTCCCGAACCGTTGGTAGTTCAAGAGCATAGCGAAGGCACTGAATAGAGCCATCCCCTCGTTCATCACACTACGGGCTATGGACTTGGCAATCCCAGCGTGGGACTGCATATCAATCTCCCCCATGAAGTCTACCTTGTCAGCCATCGCCTTGTACTCACGAAACGCTGAGAACTCAGACTCAGGCAACCCGAGAGTATCATTGAGCAACGCATAGGAACGCTGGTGGACAAACTCACGGTTGGCAAAGCTTGTCAGCATCGCACGAATCTCGTTGTTCTTGAGCTTCGGGATGTAGTACTCAAGGTAGTTTGTACCTACCTGTACGTCAGATTGAGTAAACAATTTAAGTATCTGAGTGATGTGGTGCTTCTCTTGGGCCGAGAGCTTGCTCCCTTGCCACTGTGCCACATCCTCTTGCAGTTTTGCCTCCCATTCTCCCCAGTGAACTTTCTCATGAGAAACTGCGTACTCCACAGCCCACGGGTATTTAAATGGTTTGTAAACCTTTGATTCTTCTAATAAAGACATCGTAAGTCCTTGTGTTATTCGTTGGAAAAAAAGGGCCCCGAAGGGCCCACAAAACGCCGGGGATCAATCCGGCTAGGGGAGAAAACTTATGTCCCACTTACTATGTTACGATGGCTTGTCTAGTTCGTCAAGCTGTCTGAGTTTAATTTCGAGTTGTAATAGCTTCCAATTGAGATCATCAGCTTTGTCAAATTTTCTCTTGACCGAAGCTTTCAGGATCTTGTGGTAAGTCCGCAGTAGTTTCTTGCGTATTTTTACTATGGTCATCCTTTTTTTCTCCGAATATTTTATCCCAGTTTTCATTATATTTTTTCTTATCCATCGGGCGGAGAGCGGTGCCCTTACCAGCGTTGCTCCGCATCATTTCCCGCCAACGTTTATCAGTCTTCGTCGTCATTTTCTTCCTCTTCAGCACATCCGTGTAGTTCCGTAAATAACATATCTAACCCCGAGAAACACATCGGGCAGAGGTTGATAGGAATGATACCGATGGCTCCCTTTATCCCCCCCTCCAATTGTATGTCAAACTCACAAGAGCATATGGAACACTCGAGTTCTTCACCTTCATAATACTGGTGCATAACTTATCCGTGACAACTCAAACACTCTTCCGCATCTTGTAAAGCCACCCTCTCAACTGCGACTCCAACCTTGTCCGCCTCAACACCCGCATCTGTGCGGAGGTAATAAAGGGATTTGAGTTTAGACTTCCACGCTCGAAGGTGTACCGAGTTAACATAACTTTTTGGCGAATTTGCAGGGAAAAAGAGGTTGACACTCTGGGCTTGGCAGACGTACTGCTGTCGGTCTCCTGCGTGTTCGACAACCGACCCTTGGTCGATTTCATACGCAGTTTTAAAAACATCCCTCTGTTCGTCCGACAGGAACTCCAAGTGCTGAACAGACCCTTGAGCATTAACGATTTTTTTCCACGTTTCTTGAGTATTGTGTCCAAGTACATCTAAGACCTCTTCGAGCTTCGGGTTCTTAACGAGGTGAGCACCAGCACGAGTACGATGGGTATAAGCATTAGACTTAATAGGCTCAATGCTAGCACTACACCCACAGAGAATAGAACTGTTAGCGTTTGGAGCGATAGCGAGAAGGTGAGCGTTCCGACGTCCCGTGCCAACCATGTCAGGAGCCTCCCCCTTCTCTTTGCCAAGACGCATACTTTCCGCATGAGCCTGTGCATGTATGTCGGCAAATATCCGTTGGTTCGCAAACTTCGCGCTGAGGCTTTCCCACGCAATATTATTTGCTTGCAAGTATCCATGCCAACCCATCGCTCCTAAGCCGATTGACCGCTCTCTTTTAGCAGAGTAGACAGCTTTGCTAAGTTCTCTTGGTGCATTTTGGATAAAGAATTCAAGGACGTTGTCCAAGAATCTGACCAAGTCTGCAACCATTCCTGTACTGCTCCACTCGTCGTACTTTTCGAGATTGACTGAGGAGAGACAGCAAACTGCTGTGCGTTTTTCAGATGTAGGGAGAGTGATTTCACTGCATAGGTTAGACCCTCTAACTGCGAGTCCAAGTTTCTTTTGAGAATCTGGTAACCTTCGGTTGGATTCGTCGATGAAGTGTAAGTAAGGTGACCCAGTTCGGAAACGAGCTTCAAGTATTCTTGCCCATAAGTCTCGAGCTTGGATTGAGTCTCTAACAGTTCCGTCATTAGGGTCTCGTAATTGCCATTCTGTTCCATGTTCTACTGCCTCCATAAAAGCATCAGTAATGTTTACGGCGTTAAACAGATTTAAACATTTCCTGTTTGTGTCGCCTGTGGGTACTTTAAAGTTAATGAATTCGACAATGTCTGGATGAGACACGTCGAGGTATGCGGCGTAAGAACCCTTACGTGTTCGCCCCTGTTTCCAAGCTGTCATGCCCGAGTCCACCACTTTCATGAAAGGGATAGGGCCCGGAGCTTTGTCACTTATTCCGCGTACATCATCCCAATGACCGCCGACTCCGCCTCCTTTGACAGATAGCCATGCGACTTCAGAGTTGTGAGAAATAAGGGACTCCAGATTGTCACCAACATAAGTGAGAAAACAAGAGATAGGAAGACCTTTGACTGGGTCTCCATCTCTGGGTGCATTAGATAAGACCGGAGAAGCAAACATAAACCACCGCTTGCTAGCATAGTCATAGATACGTTGAGCAAAAGCATAGTCACCATCACAATAAGCCAGAGCCGCCCGAGCAAAAGCCTCTTGTGGGCTAGACTCATCAGGCAACATGTAGTAGTCCGTGAGTAACTTTAGGGCCTGTGCCGAAAAGTTTTCATCACGGTCGTAGTCAATAGCAATTTTATTACAATACATTGCTTCCATCAGCGCAGTTCCTTTTCTAATGCTTCGACATACCACTTACACTTTTGTGCGTTCACGAGTGGGCTATCTTTTTTGTGCAACCGCAATAAATATTTTAGTGCAGTGCAACGTAAATGTCCAGTAAATTCTTCTTTTGAGCAAAAAGCTCGCATCACCTCGATTGCCTCGAGGGTTTCTGTTTTGTAGTGGTCTGGATTTATGGGATCGCTAGACTGACCGGCACGTATAATTTTATCTTCAGGAATATCGAGCGTCGCACCCGTGTCTGGATCAAAAAATATTGTGTCACTCATTGTAGTTCTCCAAACTCCACTTTAATTACGTTGTCTTCCATATTCTTAATTCGTTTCTTGTGGTCGTCCTTCAACTCTTCTTCTGGGACGATCTTACCGATCTCCTCCAGCGTAACCCTTTCCAGTCCCATGTCGTAGACGTCATCGAAGTGTTCGTGTATTGCCCCGAGTAGTCCTTGAAGAATGACGTAAGTTGGATCAAAGATTTCACCATCTTCACCTTCAGCTTTAGTATCTCGAGTTGCATATGCGCGGACAGAAAACCCATCCTCGTCCTCATCTTCATCGTCTATTGGCTCCAGTACAATGTAGTAACGTCCTTTGAGAAGGCCGGCCTGCTCCAAAGCTATGATCTTCTCAGGGTCTAAAGTTAAGTCTGTCATGTCTACTTCTCCAACCACGTGAGTGGTATCTGTCCATCTGCCCATAGAATACCCTGCTTATCACACCAAGACCCATAGGTTGTTTTACTCGATCTATTCAATTTGTTAGATGCTCTCAAGAAAAGCATACGTATGTCAAGAGACTCGTTCTGTTTAATTACGAGTAACATCTTCTGACGATCCGCAGGGCTAAAGAACCCTTTGGCTTCAATGTAAATCTCCTGTTCCGGAAGATAAAAGTCTGGCGTGTAGACTCGAGGCTTTGGCTGGTACTGAATCTTCTGTGATTCGTACTCAAACTTAACTCCCTGCTCAGCTAGGTACTTCGCCACACTGAGCTCATAGTCGGAGCGGAACTTATGTCGTTGTGGTTTACTCATATGTTGCTAAGTTCCTGTATCGATTGAGAAATTCTATCCTGCAATTTGGGAGTTGTACTCCCGATTTTCAGGAGTGCGTGGGAATACTCGTCTCCGGGAAAAACAACCACACGTCCTTGCCGAACTGCGTTGGCTATCCGTGTTAGTTCTTCTGTAGCCTTCTTTCCGTCCCGCTCCCATGTTTCGTGCCCTAAAGGTTGACCAAAGTGTTGCCACATTGTCAAGGGCAAACATCTCTCAAAATTACGTGCCCAGCGAACCCAAGGGTCGCCACCCCTTTTGTCAGCCGCTTCGATGTAGACTGCGTGAGCTCCCTCATTTAGGTAGAGAAGCTGACGATCCACTTTCTTTGTTATCAGAAGGGGCATCACTATTCTCCACGTTGACTCTGCGTAGGGTTGCTAGACCATCTGCCTTAACTCCCAAGCCGTGATCTTGGCATTCGAGTTGGCACAGAATACGGCCACGTTTGTAGGTCATATCCCCTACTTGATAAATGGTATTGTACTGCAACTCATCTAGCATAGGGCGCAATTCCTTAACTACCATTTCGTTGTGCCGCTTTGCGTCCGCTAAGATACGGTCGCGTAACTTAATAATCTTTCCTTGTAACTCTACGATTTTTTTGAGGTCTGTAGTCTTCATAGTTCCTTTACCTTCAGTGTGTGGTACCAGACGACAGGTTTGTTCCGTGCCCGTGAAGTCACTCTCTCGTGCTGTACCGCCTTAGGCCAACAATGTTTTCTGTAGCCACAGAATGTACAACTCCTGTTGAGTAGTTTGTTGCCGGTAGCCACCCGCTTACCGTCGAGAGTGTACATCTCTTCTTCCGGTTCTATCGGGGGTTTCGTGTAGGTGAATCCCGATTGCAGGCTCTCGACAGTATTGTTGGCGAGGGCGATGTACAACTTGCGGTCGTCCTCCTGATCATCAGGTGCCTGTACGAACTGAATCTCACCACTCGATTTGTCTACAACAATCCACCCACCAAAGTCTTTACCCTTGGCCTCAGCGTAGAGGTGTCCTTGCATGAGATATCCGAAGGGGTCGTCCTCTTTGAGGTTGTCGTATCCTTTACTAAACTTTTGTGCGTAAGAATATGGGCTAGCCGACTTTACGTCCCAGACCTTCTCTCCGTCCACAGGATCGTCGATAATCAAATCTAGGGTACCCTGTACCTGCTCGCCTCCAAGTTCGAGCTCACACCTTCCCTGTGCCTCTGTGATGTTTACACCGGCTCCTTTGAGGATAGCCATCACGGCGCACTCCACAAGATCCCCGATGAGGAATCTCAAGATTGCATTGTAAGTCATCTCCTCGTCTTTACCGTCACGCCCGTGTACTTGCTGACACATCGGTCTACCCAAGCCTGACATCCTTATACGCCACTTAGGGTCACGGTTAAATTGTTTC